TGTGGTTCGGTGATTCGTTCATCGAATACGCGGGCAATACGACGCAACATTGCTGATGCGTTCTTGTGCAACAGCTCCATGCCACCAACGGTATCCGGTGCTGACCCTTGCTGGCCTTGTAAGAGGAATGAAATGCCGGTTGCATCTTCCATCATCTTCTGCGCAAGCTGAATCAGGTTAATCAATTCGCCCTGCTTGGATGGAATATCAATCAACTGGATAGCTTTTCTTACGTCCTCAACACCTTCGTCAGCGTCAGCAATCCACATTTTGCCACCGTAAATAGAGTAATCTCCATCTAAGGGGACAATCTTACCCTGTGTGATAACGATTTGCGGTGCGGATGAAAGCCCTGTGTTCTTCATTAAGCACCGCGCTGAGGCGTTAAGCATGTCCTGTGAGACTCTGCCTTGCCTTGATACTCCAATGCCAAACGGAGAGCCTGAGCGAGTCTGCCAAGGCATTACGTCAAACGGGAATTCACCCGAAGTGTTAGGATTAAGGTACGCTTTGATAACTGAATCATTCACCATGACTACAACGGCATATCTGAAAGCAACCTTGTCATCATCCAGTTTACAACCGCATGACTCCATATCCTTGGAACTTATCTCGCCGTAGTAATACCAGACTTCAAAGCGTTCATCCGATGTTGTGGTCTGTCCATCATCAACGTGACGCTTGCCTGCACCTTCTTTGATTACCTTTTCAATCTGGGAGCGGTTATAACCAGGTAGCATAGACAAGTCGCGCAACTGACTTGCGGATAGATGGTCACGTTCAAAGCAATGGCCGCCGTTATGGATATTATCGCCACAATCAGGGTCAGGGAAAAAGTTACGTGGATCGACATTCTTTGATGCTGGGACAATGGATTCTTTAACAACAAACTTTCCGTCGATAATTGCCTTGGTCTTTTGCTTGGCAGGTACGGGACCACGCAAGATTCCTGTTCCTATCTTGGCTGAGTTCTCAATCACCTTTCTTTCTTCGGTATGTAGTGAGCATTCCGTTAGATAGTCACGTATTCTTGTTTCAGCCTTCTCGACTTTATTTTCAGCGTCGCGTTGTTCTTCCTGTGCGAACTCGCCTAACGTGTAGTCTGTGCCGTCTTGCTTCTTGATTGGCTGGCCTGATTCGTCGGTGACTGCCTGCATTGACTCTTTAATCTGGTCAAGATCAGCAATAGGTGTTGGCTTAATAGAGAAATTCCAATCACCGGCAGGCAATAGAATATCACCCATACGGGCAGAAGCTGAATCAACAAACTGTCTTGTGATATTAAAGAAGGCTGTGCATTCGCCTTTCTTGTCTTTCGCTGTGGATTCGTTTGTTTGTAGTGCAGATGAAGGACTCCAGCCCTTCGTGTATGAATGGGAACTACGATTAGCATCATCAATGCCTTCGTAATATTCCTCGTCCTCTGTCCATATCCTTTCAATACCAGAGGCTTTGCGGGCATCAACGGCGGCATCACGCCTGGCGGCAATGGTGATTCCAAGCCCGTGCAAGCGGTTTTCACGTTCGGCACGCGCTGCTAGCACCGACTCAGCATCAGGCGACTTATCTACAGACTTGGCTACAGCTACGACCGCTTGCACCAGGGTGAACCTCCATCAATGGGACGGTATCTCTACCGCTTGGCCTGCGCTATCCAGCGTTGGCCTAATTCCGCACTTTAATCAATCCTTATGTTTTATTCAACTATCATCATCTGCGCTTATATCCCCATCCCCGGCACGCTCGACTTCGGCGGCCTTATCTTCGGCATTCTCTTTGCTGTTGAATCATTGGTCATCTGGTCAGCGACAAGTGCTAGGTACCTAAATGCATCGCCGCCGTGCGAATTGGCATCGTGCAGCACGCCCTCATCTTCGCCAGTGGCTTTATTCACCCGCCTTCTGAGCCGTTTCAGGCATTCAATCAGCTTCTCTGCCTTCACTCTATCAAATATACACTGCGGAAACATCATCCTAGCCTGCCTGATACCGTCCTCAATGCTTATGTTCGGAACTGGCTTAGTCTTGCGGCCAAAAGCTTTGAGCAACTGGTCTGCTGATTTGCCAGTTTTGTAGTCGCCGTGGTAAGCATCGTGAGGAATAAAGTCATAGCCCCAGTTCCAACGCCTGTCTTTTAACTCTGCAACATACCAATCAAGTGTTTTATGGTCATTCTGGATAACGTCAATGATTCGCAGTTCTGACCGGAGTCTTTGTGCCATGATAATAAACATTGAATCATTCCAACCCATATCCCAAATCGTGTGTACTTTGAGTTTCGGATCATAAGGCATGCGACAAATACGCGAATCGCGAATAGCTGTGTCCACTTCTCCTGCATAAATAGCACCAACAACCGCCGAACGGCATTTACCAAGCCAAATAGTGTCGTAATCTTCCGGTGCAGTCTCCTTACAATGTATTCTTTCCTGCTCCATCACTTCATTGAACCACGGGTTATCTATGTAATTCACTTGAACTACTGCCGAATCAGGCGGTGGATTGACTACAAACCTTTGATAAGTCTCGTCAGTGTCCAGTTCTGGATTGAATGATACCCAAATCTCTGAGTCGTCCTTACGAATTGTCGGGATTAGCACGTTCCAGCTGTGCTTAGATACGTTCTGCGCTTCCTCAACCCATACAATATCAATGCCTTCATAAGACTTGATACTCGATACTGTCTGCTGTGATAGTCCACAGAATGTAAACTGGCTGCCGTTTGCGCCGCGTATCTCTGTGTCGAATACCTGATAGAAGTCTTCTAGCCCTAGCGCCGCTACCTGATCCTTGAGCAACTGATGCACTGAGTCTTTGATGGACTTCTGGATTTCACGGGCGCATAGCACCCTTGTCGTGCAACTCGCTGCTTGAACTAATAACGCCCTGGCATAGCTCCATGACTTCGCCGAGCTTCTCCCGCCGTAAGCCACTTTGTAACGATGTGACTCGAATAGGAATTTAAGCTTGTCGGGAAACTTGATTGCGTCAGTCATTATAAACGTGATACTCCAGAATCATAATCCCTTACCCCAATTCCGCTATTTGCAAACCTATGAAACAATACTTTCATCTCACCTAGTGCTGTTTTATCCATGTCATCGTTGAAATCAATATCATCATAACTGTAATCGATTACTGGCGATCCCTTTCTGTACTGTCTATCTGTATTTATTTCCATCTATTCGCCCATGCTGTTGATGTGCTTTATCCGATCCATTATATACCACTTCGGCCTACTGAACATCGTCTCATACTTTATCATGCTGTAGCCACAATATCCGTCGTTTTCAGATGTTATTCTGATTTCTTCTCTCAACGCACGCAACTTTGAATCTTCGCCCTGCGTCCAGTCATACTCTACACGTCTCCACCGCTTCACATTGCGCATTACGCAATCTGCGCTATCTTTTAGCATGCTCGCCTCACGAATAAATAGACTTATATTAACATCATCCGGTGGTGTCAGCGATTGCATATATTCCAGAGTCTTTGTGAATCCAGCTAACTCATTCTCTGATGCTTTTACTCTGCCGCGCCATTCTTGCTCTAATCTATCCAACTTTTTCATCTATTTGCCTCCAATGCCCTGTCTGTTCATTTCAAGTCACCTTTTTGGCTCTCAAGTAAATTGATCGGCTTTTCATTCTTTATAGCTAACCTCTCCGCTCGCAATAAATCGCGTATTCGCCTATATCTTTGCACATCAACCTTTGCTACTTCTTTGCACCATCCCGCCACATCGCTACATAGAAACCTCGTCAGCATTGTTACGTTGCGTCGAAGTGCCAGCAGTTTGTCCTGCTCGTCATAATATTTGCATAGGTAGTATTTTGCCCTGTTCATTGGTTGGCCTTCTTCACCAGTATCTTGGCGTACCATAACTCATATCCAGTTGAGTATTGTTCAACACGTTTACTGCATCGTGTAGCTATTCCTGCATTGATCTCATAATATGTATGATGGCCAGCACCATGCGACCGGATGAACTCAATCTGAATAAGCCTCTTGGTTGCCCTTACAATCGTCAGCCTTGTGACATTGCAAATATCGGCCAAGTCAGCCTGCTTAGCAAATAAGCCATTCGTCTTATCCATCAAGTGAAGTAACTCACCGAATAATACACATACCGACTTCGGCTCATTCTCGGTCAAGTGTCGCATCGCTTTTATTCCGTCTGGGTCTTTCAATTTAATAAACTCTGTGTCCTTCATGGTTCACAAGTGTATCATTAAAACTTATGGATACAATGGGTAACTGTATCATTCCTTGATGATACAACTGATGTATCATTCCTTAGTGATACAACTGGAGCATGAGAATCCAGCAACAACATAGCATTTTCAACAAACTGCGCTAAGGGGTAAATCTGCATACTCTGGCCTTGACCGTCCGGAACGGACTAATTGCCCTTGACTATACAAACCAATCAGCTATTGAACCTTATAGTCAGAATCGCATAACCCATGTGGAGTCAAAGTCAAAACAAGAGGCGCATCAGTACAATCAGACTGGTACAGCGTGCGGCGTAGTGAATAACGTTAAGACTTCCTGATTGCTTCAATCTGCTTTTTAGCTGCAACTAGATAATCCAGATACTTGATAACGTGAGCAGGGCAACTTCCATTACGCCAGTCGTACATTGTCCGTACTGATACGCCACAATGATGGGCTATTGATGTCGCGCTGATGTGTAGATATTTGAGTCGTTCGTCCATGATTTGCACCTGATTTGCAGTATTTGCCGACATATCTTTATAGAGCGGCTGTGATTTGCCATAATCGAAGCCACAGAATCGCCGTCAGCGCGTTTTTAGCATAGACTTGATATACCACTCCACCCTATTTGTCGGCTGTTACGAATGATACTGCGAGGGATTTCCTGATAGCTGGTAAGTCGTCTGCGCCACCGACTGCCAGCTTTTCTGAGTATTTCTTGGGCTTGAGTTTACTTGCTACCCACTTTCTAGCGTCAATCTGAATCCGAGTCTTTGCAGCGTCCGCAGGGTCAGAATTGTCAGCAATAGCAACGATTTCGTCAGCGTAATGATCGGCCTGATCTTCTCGTGCATGTGCGTATCTGTGCGCGAATTCTTCATTCGCTGCCAAATAATCCTGCACTGTGCGATAAGCTGGCATTGATTTACTGCTGCATATTGAAACCAGCGATTCACCCTTAGCTATACGCTCACAGATTGTATTTACACACTGTTCTGACCATTTGAATCGTGGTTTGCGCTTAACTGTTGCCATCTCTAACTCCTACACATTCAACCATATCACGAATGCAGATAGCACAATGATTGTAGTGTAGATGATAATGCCAGTCATTCCGCTAACTCCTTCATCATTTCTTCGATCAATTCTGGTACTGGAACGGATCGGAAGTCTTCGCCAGCATCTAGCATTGTGCATGCCTTTGCGTGAACGAATCCTGCTGCTTCCATCGCCACCTTGATCTTTAGTGCATCAACATCAACTACGCCATCACCAGAGCATTTGATACACGTTGCTTTGTCAATCTCTATCGCATTGGGAATTTCGATAGCTACAACGTCCACGCCGTCAGCTTCACACGCTGCTTTGATCTCTGCTGCGCTGATCTGGATAATCACTGTTGCGCCATTTCCTGTTTGTATGCTGCATCTTCTGTACCTTCGTCCGACTCGCCGCCGATGACTGACTGAGCCATCTGTTTAATGACCTGCAATGCTTCGTCAATGTTTGCGACTTTCTGGCCGGGCGCTTCGTTGGCTTCGTCTTCCTGGCCTTCAATCTCTTTCGATACTGTCATACTGCCATCTTCTGCAATTAACAGTTCAATGCTGGTTCCTTGTTCGTATTCATCGCCCTTTGATGCCATATCCTGCGCTGCTGGCTGCCCTTGTGGCATCTGTGCTTGTCCCATTTGTCCGTCCATTTTATGCGCTCCGTTGTCCGTGTTGGCGATACAATAACGCCGTGTCAAATTATTTTCAACTACTATACCTTGTGTGGTTGATTATTTCAAGCACTACATGCTGTATCTTACCCACTGATTATAAGCTTTTCTTATGCTTTCTGGTTCAATTATAAGTTATCCGTAGTTTACTAATATATCACTATCCGGCATAGTTCGCATATCGAAACAAAGGAGACACATCATGCAACTTACTACTAAAGAATCGTCAACACTGGATTTCATCTTCCATGATGCTTTGGATAATATCGGCGCATCGGATAAAGAATCATTGCTCGCGGATAATTGCTCATGGTTTCGCGAATCAGACTTGTCGGGCCTCGGATATAACAAGCATCAAATTGCGGGCATTTTGGGCGCGCTTGAATTAAAAGGCTTAATAATTAAAGATGGTTCGGACTGGTGCCTGACTGAAGATGGCATACTTGCAGCTTAAAACAAACCGAGCCGGCGGTATCCGGCATTAAAAAAGGGAGTAAATAAAATGCAACATAATATCTATCACACAACAAAAAACAGCTTTGCGACATTGGATAATTATGGCGACAAATGGTCTGTAAATTTCTATCAAAACGATGAACATGTAAAAGTTGCATGTTCAGATGAACATTCCGCAAGTGATCTGTTCGACGCTATCCGTGCACAGTCTATCGCCTAGCCTGCTAACCGGAGCCGGTGCAAGCGGTTCCTGCCAGCAGAGCTGGAAAAGAAAAAGGGAGTTTTAATTATGATCACAATTACAATCGAAACAAACAATGCAGCATTTGATGATGATTACGAAATGGAAGTTGCACGCATCCTGAAATCTGCTGCTGTACGCTCAATGCTTGGCAGGGGTGGATCACTCCCGTTGCGCGACATTAACGGTAACACTGTCGGACATTTCGCTGATGACGAGGAGGCTTGAGTCATGATCAAATTGAATAAATATAACGTAGTTGATACTGCCACGAAAATCAAAGCACGCGTATGGTATAGCCATCAAAAGCTAATCAATGACCATCGTGATTGCGTCACTCTTTACGCGAAAGATTACGATAAATCGCTTGGCAAGATTTTCGGCGGCCAGTTCCATGATGACTCTGATCTGATGACTGATTATTTCGACAAGGGACGCGTGCGTATCTTTTCAGACCATCCGCTATTTGCTCAAGCTGTCGAGCGTGCATCATGACCCGCTTAGAAAAACAGCTTGTCCGCCGCACTGGTTACGCATGGCCGCGCTCAGTCAACTATAATGACTGGCTTACATATTCAAGCCGCGTATGGCCGGAAACAGCGCCGCTCGTGAGGCGCATCCGGGCAAAGTTTTTAGGCTTGGCGGTGACGCCATGAAACAGCTTAAACAGGACGCCATCGTTTTTACATCATGCTTTATTTTTTGGCTGGCTTTATATGCAGCTTGGATAATGGGAACAGGAGGTTTTTGAAATGAAAAGCGAATTTATCGGGACATACTCAGTTCCGGACGGCTATTTTGGTCATCGTATTACCGCACGCGTTGTGCTTGT